ACTTCTACAAACTCTTGAGAGCTTATTGCAATGCTTTTAAGGTAGGTTATGTAGAAGTTTCCTGCCACAAGCATTAGCCACGGTTCTCAAAAGGAATCGTGGCTTTTTTTATTTATATGGCTGAAACAAATCCCAACGGAGCTAATCAGTATCAGTTAGACCCGAGGCAGAAAATGTGTTGGGACTTTTACATAAACCCTAAGTCAGAAACATTCTCAAACGCTTACAAATCCGCCTTAAAAGCAGGATACGAGGAAAGCACCGCATTACAGATAACAACGGAGAAATGGTTTACCGAAAGAGTGAGAAGAAACAATATGCTTTCAAAAGCTGAAAAAGTCTTAGACGAAATGCTTGAAATGCCTATAGAAGTTCTTGAATGGGAAGGACGAGGGGAAGAAGCAGAGCAGATCGTAGTTACTAATCCAGCATTGGTCAAAGTAAAGCAAGACACAGCAAAGTTTGTTGCTGAAAGACTAGGAAAAGATGATGGGTACTCAACAAGAAATGAAGTAACAGGAAAAGACGGAGAACGATTAGTCGAAGGTTTAACCAAAGAACAGCAAACTCTCTTAGACACACTCCTCTATGATAAGCAAACAAGTAATGGACAAAGTAATACAGGGGACACAAGCAGAGAGAGCGTATCTGTGCAGTAAGGATTTTAAATATTTTTTCATATATTACGCAGTAGATTACATCAAGTATAGTTTTGCTCCTTTTCACTACGAGATGTTCCAAGACCTTAATGACTTAATGGGAGATAGATACCGAGAGCTACTATGGCTCATGTTCCGAGAGAGTTCAAAAACAAGTTTTGCAAAGATTTTCCTGTTGTGGCTCATAACATTTAACAAACGTAGATATATAAATGTAGACAGTTTTGACAAAGAGAATGCTGAACGAATCCTGTTTGACATCGTAGTAGAGATGCAGACCAATCCGAGATACAAGAGCGACTATGGGGAGATGTACAACGCTAAAAGAAACGCTGACGAAGTAACACAGAAACGAGTAAGTAACTTTATAACAAATAACGGAGTGCGTGTAGAAGCTCACTCAACACAAGAGAGTGTTCGAGGACGTATTCACGGACATCAACGACCTGACTTTCTATTACTAGATGATTTTGAAACAAACAAGACTAAAGATTCTAAAGCCTACACCGAACAAGTAATTAAACACATAGACGAATTTAAAACAGGCTTAGATTCAACAGCAAAGATTATTTATTTAGGAAACTACATCACTGAGTACGGGTCGATACAAACGCTATTGGATAGAGCAAAGACTGACGAGAAATTAAAAGTACGAAACGTCCCTGTAGAAAAAGGTGGTCAACCTACATGGTCGGACAAGTACGTGATGACTGATGCTGAGGCACAAGGGACAAATAAAGTCAGTTTAGAAGATAAAAAGAAACAATTTGGCTCACTCGTGTATTCAGCGGAAATGCTTAATCAACCCATAGACGAGAGAAGCCAAGAATTTTTTAAACAGAATTTCAAATACAAAACATTTGAGGAAGTTAGACGGATGAAGACACGCAAGTTTGCAACGATTGATTCTGCCTTAACTAAACATGCTGAATCAGACTTTACAGGGATTACCAAGAATTACGTCAGTGAGAATAACGATTGGCACTTGGACGCTCGCAGATACAAGATAAATTCTAAAGAACTAATTAACTTGATATTCCAATTACATGATGAAGGCTTTGAAAAGATAGGAATTGAAGAAGGAGCTTTCACGCAGGCGGTGGAACCTTTTTTCCAAGATGAGTGCCGAGTGCGAAACAAATACCCCTATATTGTGAAGCTCAAGCATGGGGGAGTGATGAAAGAAACACGCATAAGAGGACTTATCCCACGCTATGAAGCAGGACAGATTTATCACATCACAGGTACAAGTCAAGAGTTAGAGGAAGAACTACTTAAATTTCCAAAAGGATTACATGATGACGTTGCAGACGCAACGCAATACCAGAACAAGATCGCTGAACCACCTATGAAACAAATTATGTATCAACAACAACCAATGGAATCAATATTTGATATAGGAAGCTAATATGATAGAAGATTTAATTTTACAACAAGCTCTCAAAGAGTATCAGATAGCTTTGAAATATAGAGCACAGCGTATTTCTTCGTGGCATAAAAACGAAGATTTGTATTTACAGAGAAAAAAGAAAGAAATACAAGGTCGTCATAACATACTCTTGGGAGAAATGCAGGGATTTGTTGACACCTTGCTTTCAAAGATTGATGACGCACCGACAATCAAATTCTTGCCTACAGATGAAGCAGACACTCGCAAGGCTGATAAAGTTAGCAAGGCATGGGAGAAAGACAGTTCTATCACACAAGGCGACTGGGCGTATAAAGACCTATTAGGTAAAAAACAATGCGGACTTTACGGTCGCACTGGATATAAATACTTCGCTGAAAGCGATCCTAAGTATAACTCAAATCTCGTGTTGATTGATGTCTACGATCTCCTTGTTGACCCATTAGCAGGTGGTGAAGATATCGAGAAAGGAAAGTTCTGTGGACATGACAACATTTTCAAATCAGTATATGAAATCGAGCAGAGTTCTTTGTATGACTCAAGACAGGTTTTACTTGCTAAATTAGGTCTTTCACGAGAAGTAACTGAAAAGAATGATAACGAACTCAATGAGAAGACTAACCGTGCTTCTATTTTAGGTTTAACACCTGACAAATATCAGAGTGAAGAAACAATGAAACTCTGTGAGTGGTATACGACATACAAAGGTACTCGCTTCTTAGTGACATTTGACCACCGCAGTAAGCATTGGCTACGAGTTGAAAAACTGAAAGAAATCTTTACCACACCTGAATACGCTAACGATGACCCACTCTATCCCTTAGACTCATGGGCTTCTAATCCTGACATGTTTGAATTTTGGACTCCTTCACCCGCTGACCAGGTGCGAGAAAC